CGGGCGGTTGATAAATTAGAAGCAATAGAACGCCTTCCAAGGGCTAATCAGCCCAAATATACAGCGGCACGTTTACGTTCTTTGTTAGTCCAGACAAAAGAAAGTTTAAAAAAATGGGATGTTAAATCGACAAAAGATATGCAACTTGTATCTGAAGCTGTCGCAAAATTACAAACAGAATTTGCAACCGATCAGATGGAAAAGGCATTGCCCGCAGGCATCAGGTCATCAATAAGAACTGTTGAGGTCACGCCCGCATTTGCAAAAGCTGTTGTTAATACAAGCGCGTCACAATTAAACGTCCAGATATTAAGCGATTCATTAAATACAATTGCAGGCGGGGCAGGGGTAAAATTTTCATTGACAGCAAAAGAAGGCGAATTGATTGAATTACCAAATGGCGAATCAATCAGGAAATCTTTTCGCGGTATTACAAATAAAAGCGCGGAAAAATTAGGTCGCGAGATTCGTGACGGATTATTAGCAGGCGATACAACCCAACAGATAAGAACCAGATTAATCGGGCAGTTAAGGTTTAATTCAAAAGGTAATGTTCGACAGATAGCGATGGCAGGCGGTAACGCGACAAGAGCCGCAAATTACCAAATAATGACTATTGTCAGAACTTCCTTAAATCAAGTAAGCAATGTTGCGGCGCAACAAGTTTATAAGGCAAACCCAGATGCAACAAAAAAATATCGTTATCTTGCAACCTTGGATAGCAGAACCAGTTCGCGTTGTCGTTTGTTAGACCAACAGGTATTTGAATATGGAAAAGGACCGGAGCCGCCCCAACATTTTAATTGCAGATCAAGAACAGTTGCCGAAATAGATTATGACAATTTAAGCCGTGTTTTTGGCCGTAAGATCGAAGCGCCCAGACGTAGAGGTTTCAGGCCATCAGAAAGCGGTCTAGTACCCGCAGGGCAATCATACGGAACTTGGCTTTCGCAACAATCGCCCGCAGTAAAGGCAAAAGCACTTGGCGCAAATAAAGTTCGATTTTTTGATAAATTGTCAAAAAAATATGGCGGCGATCAGGCGATCAGAAAATTTGCTTCAGTTGATGGTTCAGAAAAAACTTTGGCGCAGTTGCAGGCCGCTTATGGAAAAAATGCAGATAAGATAAAAGTTGTTCCTGATGTTGTAAGAGAAAGAAAAAGCGCGCCTTATACTTGGCAAAGATATTCAAACGGGTCACTTGCAAAGGACGCAGAACCATCGAACCTTACAAAGTGGACGCCTGAACGTCAAAGGTTACACGATCAAATTGTTGAAGATATTATTGCGGAGAATAATCCACGCGCACAGAAGAACCCGATTTTCTATATGACGGGCGGCGGTTCGGCTTCTGGTAAATCAATCATGTTGAAGAAATCGCCATTAAAAAAAGGAACTGTCGTTATTGACTCAGATGAAATAAAAAAACGTTTACCAGAATTTAAAGCAATGCAGGCAAAGGGCGGAAAAATATCAGAAGCCGCCGCAGGCTATGTTCACGAGGAATCAAGTTGGATTAGTAAACGATTAATGCGAGAGTGCGCACAGCGAAGGTATCACACAATGCTTGATGGTACTGGCGATGGAAGCCTGAAAAGTTTATCAGGCAAAATTAAAATGATGACAGATCGCGGCATGACAGTTCGCGCCAAGTATGCGACAGCGGAAATTGCAACAGCACTTGAAAGAAATTATCAAAGGTTCCTGAAAACAAAACGATTAGTTCCGCCGAAGTATGTTCGCAATGTTCACAGGGATGTATCAAGGGTTGTTCCTGAAGCGATCAGGGCGGGCGTCTTTGATGACTTTGAACTTTACGATATGAACAAAACAGGCGAAGCGGTTCTTGTTGCTACCTTCACAAAGAAAGATGGATTAAAGATTGTTAATAATAATCTTTATGGAAATTTCTTGGCAAAGGCAGATCAACCGAACAGCCTGTTTACTAAGTGGACAGAAAAGAAAAAGCGATAAAGTAAACGCCCCCGAAGGGGCGATTGTTCAAACAACTACATATATTTTTTCAATATATGGACACTCTTCTTTTGACTCAAGGCAATGAATGTTGCCAGAATAATCGGCTGACCAACCCTCGGCTTTTGATATGTCATAAAGATGAACACATAATCTTTGTTCGCCTGCTTTTTTGAATTTAAACATATGCTTCCAAGATTGCTTGAAATGCTTTCCCGCCCGAAGAGCAAGAACATGATTATCTTCATCCGAGCCTTGCGCCCAAGAAGAACCGCCGCCGCTTGTAAAAATGATTGCAAGTTTACTTGCTTTTTCTTCGACTTTTTTAGTCATAAGAATTTCTCCTATTGGTTTAATTGGTTTTCAATTTTCAAGTTTCTGAGATTTTACTCTCAATCCTATTATAATATAATTAATTAGATTTGTCAAGTATCAATTTTTTAGGATTAATTTTTTAGGGGGGTTGACTTATCAAATCTATTATGATATAATTAAAATGTTCACAAACAAATCAAACCAACATGAGATCACTTACAGTTCTTTCAAAAATTCTTGCATTAACAGCAAGTACAAACCCTAATGAAGCTGCTGCTGCGGAAGCAAAATTAGAACAGCAACTAAAAGCAAAAGGTATTTCACTTGAGCAATTAGAACAGCAAATTGGCGATACTTCAGTATTAGATGAAGAAATAGAAGTTATAGCTTTTAGATGGGGTACACCTTACAAGCGCATTGACCCTGCTGTATCTATTATTGTTGGTGCTGTTGCAGATTTTTATAATGGCAAAATTGTATTTACACCTTATAAAATGGAAAAACCAGGTGCAGACCATAAAGTATATATTAAAGATAAAAAAGGAGATATATATAGACAGATAGAAATATCAGCTAACAAGGCTAGAAAAATAGAAATAGAGATATATGCTGAATATCTTATACAAGCATTACAAGATGCGTGGGCTAGACATTGCAAAGAAGACCCATTTAAGGTTGCAATGGAAGGTTCAGCATATAGAAATAGCTTTAGAAAAGCATGGGCTAGAAAAGTAGATGAAAGATTTAGCAAAATGAAAAAAGATGAAGAAACAAATGGTCGGCAACTGCAACTAGAAAGTAAAACTATAAACGTATCTGCATTAGTAGTTACAAGAGCTAATAATGCAGAATTAGCTAAGGTAGAAGAATTTTATGCAGAAAGATACCCTTCTATTAGTAAAGGTGGTTCTGGCTATACAGGAGGCGGCTCTGGAAGCGGGGCAGGGTTAGCCGCAGGCGGAAGAGTTGGATTGAACCGACAAGTTGCGGGTGGAGGTCAAAGAAGACTTGCAGGCTCTTGATAATATCGCCCCCAGAAATGGGGGTTTTCATTTAGGGGTTGACAACTTTAATTAATTCTATTATAATTAATTTGTAGTCAACCAATCAAACCAATGGAAAATTTAAAAACTGTCAATCTTTTCGATGCTGTTCCTTACATAGCACAAACACGTTTTGAGAATGAATACAACGATTACAGGGATGTAACTTTTCAAGACATTCAAAAAGGAATTAGAGAAATCTATAAAATAACAGCAAGAGAATTTCCAACTGGACAATTCTGGAAAGATCATCATTTTAAAACAGTTCGAACCATGTTATATAACGCGGTTGAATTAGTTCTTGATGACCCTTGGACTTACAACGAAACTTGTCGAGTTAATGCAGATCAGCTAAACAAAGATCACAACATAGAAGTTCATTTGACTTGACAAAATCAAATCTATTCTATTATAATTAAATTGTTCACAAACCAACTAAACCAATGGAAAACGGAGACGTAACTTTAGGATTCAATCCTCAAATCGGAGACAAGGCACACGTTCTTTATTACTCTGACATTCATCCTTGCACAGTTATTAAAAGAACAAAAAAATTCGTTACTGTTCAAACTGATAGCTACAAACTAAACAAGGAAATCAAGCCAAACATTATCCCCGGAGGATTCGCAGGCCATTGCACAAATCAACGCGAACTTAAGTACGACATCACAAGAAACGAAGAAGGCGGTATTATGAAGTTCGGCTTAAGACAGGACGGCAGATGGTGTCAATGCGGACAGCATGACCGAAACCCTACAGCCTTGGGTAAAGGATGGCGTGCTTTCTACGACTATAATTTCTAGGGGGTTGACACCCTCTATTAATTATATTATAATTAAATTGTTCAAAACCAATCAAACAAATGACACAGACAATTACACAGCCAACAAGATTTGAAGTCGGACAAATCGCTTTCTGTAATGGCGGTTGCACAATGCAACTTCCAACTTTTTATAAAGTCGTAAGAAGAACAGCGAAAACTGTTTGGTTACAGGAAATTCAAAACCAGTTGATTGAACATGATGGCTACGGCCAAGCGGGTCGCAAGATTCCTGTTGATATTCCAAAAGGTGCTGTTTTTCACAAGCGCGTTAAGAACTGGAAAGATTGTAATTATGGCGGCGGCAAAGATCAAGAATATGCTTACGAAAATTATTGGGGCATAATTGAGCCTTGGGATGGAACCGCAAAATACTATGACAGCTACGATTAAGTAGCTGTTTTCTTGGGCGGTACAGTTACAGCTTCGATTTGATCAACCGAATGAACTGTATTTAATTTGTAAGTCTGGCGGCGTAGTCGGAACACGTTTCAAAGTCAGAGTGGCCGTGATAGCCGGCAAATATGTATGTAAGACCCACAACAGCCCCAAAAGGGGCTTTTTATTAGGTACAAACATAAGCAAGCAAAATTTCAGGCACCTCTCAGGCAAAACTGAGGGGGCTTTTTTATTAGATTTGCGGAAATTCTGGCGTATAGTCTACATACCAATTTTTAATCCCTTTTTCTTTTGCAATATCATTTGCGTTTTCAATATCTTCAATTATTCCTTGTCTAAACTCTTTTGCTTCCGC